CGTTGAGGTAGTCACCGGCGTTCATCCGTTAACTCTCTGGAACTGCTCGATGCGGCCTTCTACTTGTCCATCATGAAAGCCGGTCTTGTACATCAGTACAGCTAGTAAGCCATGACTGGCTAATAGTATTAAATGCAGAACTGTCATTATGCACCAACCTTTGATGCCTGAGCGCAGATATCTTTAGCCTCTTTAAGAGTCTTTGCTGTTCCCCAGATTTCGCCGTGCGCGCCGTAAGCCCATCCGGTTTTTCCAAGCTGTGCCATTGCATCTGCATCGCCTTCGTGCATATACCAAACGTCTGTAATCCAGCAATCTGCACTCTCGTACATTCCGCTTCTGATTTTAGTAAAGTTCATTTTTCTCCCTTTGTGCGGTATCTCCGCTACAAGAAGAACAATACGCCCTATCGGACGCTACACCCACCCTTTTTTGATAACAGTTTGATAACGATTTCGGCAGGGTTTTCATCCTCCATATAGGGGATAGCGATACTAGCGGGTGCGTCCATAGACCTTGCCCTGATAAACGAATGACCCATCTTTTGGATCAATAGGAATTAGCTCAGGAGTGAACCTTTTGCCTATCAAAGTGCCTACGACAAAGCCCATCTGCCAGTTGGCATAACCTCTCGTATAGCCCATTCCAGGGCTTGAGAGGTCTACTAGGTTGCCAACCTCAACTCCCCACACAATGCGCCCGTATCGGCCTCCAGAGGCCTCAGAATGGGCTGATAGCCCCAGTCTGTGAGTATGACCTGACACGATTGATTTACCCATGCGCATTGCACCATTTAAGGCCGTTTGACCGGGCTTATTGGATAGCGGAAAAGCATCTCCATGGCAGGTATGCCAGCCCGGAGCAAAGTCAAAGCCATTCGGATGGTAGCGAATACCCGCCTTGTCGTATCCCATAAACTTTTCATATTTCAGCTCTGGGAGATTCATAAATGCTGGGAGCCTGCGTGATAAAGATTTGTAAACTCTTGCGCCATGGTTAGACCCCACGACATCGGTAACGCCAAGGTATTGAAGAATCTCTAGCGTCAGCTTACGATCCTCATCAATGTTGCCTTCTACCTCTTGCCATGGCTGAGCAAAGCCCCCAAGCTGCGGTAGGTCGATTTCATCGCCAATGCAGATGGTTTGGTGTGGCTTGTAAGCCCTTAAAAACTTGCCTAGATTCTTGACTGCTGCTTCGTGAAAGAAAGGTGCCTGAATATCTGATATCCAAGCAATTCTTTTTACTGTCATTTAGTCCTCGTCGTCGTCCTCATAGGGGATATTGTCGATTCGATTAGGTAAGCCAGGGATAATCCAATCAGGAAAGGTTTCACGATCTCCGAGCATCCAGAAGGCGTGAGTCTCTGAAAAGCCTGCTCTGCGTAAAGACTTGTAATACTCGTTCATCGCTATGCAATAAGCATCAAGAGCGCTGTAAGTATCTAAGTCTATGACTGGTCGTTTCCTTGCCATAGGATAAGTGTTACTTACCTAACATCTCGATTATGGTATCGACACGCGCTTCAAGGCGATTGACCTGATCCTTGATAGATGAACCGCCATTAGGTTTAAGTTCTGCAAGATAGTGTTTAATCATGAACTGCGTGTAAGCAGCCAAGCCACCTAGAACTGTAACTACTCCTACAGCCCAAGCTGCGAGGTCTGCTGCGCTCACTTTTTCGGAGTTGCGTATCCGAATACGCCCGCTAATACAGCCCAAAGGACTGAACGATAATCAAGTGCGAAGTTAGATGCACCCCAAGCTGCTAGGAAAGCGCCTGCGGTTAAGATTGCTGGATTCTTCATGTTCATACTGTGCCGCCTATCATTGGGATATTAAAGAACGAACCATCTGTATCGCCCTTCGGATGGAAACTGATGTGGCAATGGCTGTGATGCGCATTGATTCCAGAATACTTGCGCCAGCGCCAGCCCAAGCGAGGCGATGCAATCCGGCCTGCGAAGATGATATAGCTGATGCGTTTTGACTTATCACGCTTTGCAAAGAGTCGAATCTGATCTGCAAGGTCAGGCATGAGGTCGGGCTTTGCCTTGCCAGATAAATCCCGGTCAATATCAATGGCTCGGACGATACCCGCTGCATCAGGATTGTGGTCAGAAGGACGTGCTGAATGACGTGTATCGCCAATCCAGCCGTCCGAGGTGCGATCTCTGTCTGGGTAACTATCATCGACCTGCAACCTTAATTGCTGACCCGCCTTGCATAGTTTTGGAATCATGCCAATAGAGCGGTTTTTAATTCTTCGATGGTCAAGCCAATGCTCTCGAGTTTCTGCTCAAGTGTAATTTCAGTAGGCGTTGATACTGCAACGTGAGCATCGATTACTTCCTGAGCCTTAGCTTCATCCTTTTGGGCAATAGCAAGCCATAAATCTCCGTTGCCGTCGATTTCAATGGAATCTGCTCCAAGATTGATTTTAACTCCAGCAGCGTTAAGTTCTTTCTTTAATTGGCTACCGCTCATGGTTGCAGGTGCGTTAAATTTAATCATCTTTATGCTCCTAAATATGCGGCTGAGAATACTGTCTGGACTGTTCCTGATTCTGCTCCCAAGTTTTCACCAGCATTTTGGAAAGCGAAAAACTCAAAATAATCACCGACTGAAGCAGATTGGATTGTAGATAAAGTCACAAAATTTTGACCACTTGAAGTTCCTCGGATACTGGTTCTGTCAACAGAGCTGTTGTTCTTACGCAAATCTACTTGGCGATAGCCTGTTGGGGATTCGTTGATTGACCATTTAAGCACGAATAGATAATAGCCAGCCTTACCGCTTGGAATTGTGATTCTTGTGTTATTGGTCGAATTGTCGTGATAGGTGTTTGTGTCGTAAGTTTCAGAATCAAAAGTGATTGCTGTATTTGTTGCATCAAAGACAGTTTGACCTGCGCTCTTAAATAGTCTGCAACCTGCAAAGGTTGAACCAGATGAAGGAGTTGTCCAGGTGTAATCAAGATCGGTATTTGATGCCTTGGCTAGCACCTGTCCAGTAGTTCCACCCTTAAGGTCTAGGAATGAAGTATCGACTCCACCTAGGGCAGTACGAATAGCAGCTGCGCCGTCTTTAACGAGGTCTGTGTCCGCTGGGACAGTCCACCCAAAGTTCGTAGTCGTGGTAGGCATGTTTTCTCCTTATCAGGCTACTATTGTAGCGTTATTCCAGTCTAAAGTAGTACTTATTGTGTTCCATGTTTCAGCCGCTGGAACGCTGTTCCATCTGAAGGCCTGCAATGAGTAGGCAACGGGTGAGACAATAACTGTGAGATCGAGTGCGTTAAATCGGGTAGTCCAAGTCCAGCCTTCTACGAATCCTTGGTAGCGCCCATTGGCTATATTGCTAGGCAAGTCCTCGATGTCTAGCGGTAGACCCATAAAGATATTGAAAGCCTGGTCGCGTGAAGCGTCTGGAATATTCGGGTTAGCCATTGGGAAAGTAATGCTTTTAAATTGATACTGAGGAAAGGCTCTAATATCAAGATAGAACTCAGCCTGAGATAAAGCATCAGCTGTGTTCTCGATGCTGGTCTGAATATTCTGCGCTTGAGTCCCATAAGTGGCTATTGAAGCCGCGTCAGAGGCAGTCTGCTGCTGGCCGTTTTTATAGGTGATAGTGACTTTGTTGCGGATATCGCCAAGGCGCTTAGAGCTAGTAATACCGCTGGCATAAGCCCAGCCACCATCGACGTAAGCATAGCCGTTAGCCGCTAAATATTCTGATCTATGGGTTGAGTCGGCATAACCGATTCGGCCTGCTGAATCTTCGTAGATGTAGCCAAGGCCAGAATTTGCCAAACTACTGACCAAAGAATAAATATCTGTGGTCGAGGCCGATCTAGCAGTTAGCTCATAATCACCTGGGCGGTCAATCTCACCAAGGCCTGAGTTCTCAGCATTTGCCCAAGTGGTCGTTGCTGTATATGAATTCCATGTCTCAGCTGCTGGAACTTCATTCCATTGATTAAATAGAATCTCAGACAGGATTTCAAATATCTGGTCTCCGTCAAAGTCCTTTACTAAAACGCCTTCGGTAATAGCCTTGGGCAGTTTAGATAAAGCCCCTAGAGCGGTAACTATAACGTTCTGGGTTATTACTGGCTCACCTGTTGCCACGACGATATCAATATCTGAAATGTCTCCACCAAAAATAGGGATGTAGGTTCCAGAAGAGTTTTTAATCTTTACTACGATTGAGTCATTTACATCAAAAGCAATAGCAGATTGGTCAAGATTCTTTATAGTAAATCTGCAATAGCCTGCAATAGGCTGTGAGTAGATATCGCTACGGCCTGAGGTTATAGTTAAATCTGATAGAACAAGGTTAGTGATGTCACCAAGTCCGTTAAGTTCTACTGCCCAGTCTGGTGTCCATGCGGTCATGCAAAGGCCGAGCTTCCTAGTGTGCCTCGAGCTGAGGAATCGTTAAGGATGCTGACAATTTGACGGGCGGTTGACTCTGGATCGATAGCGCCGTTGACTGTAATGTTGGTTGAGCCAGTTCCAGCAAAGGATCGTAGACGGCGGTCTGAATCGTCAATAGCAGTAATAGCCGATGGAGACATCATGCCTGCGGTAGCGAAACTTGCAGTCCCAGATGTAGATGCCCCGCTAAAGAAGTTGCCAACTGCTGAGCCGGCGCCCTTAATGGCATCGATGATTCCCTTAATCGTGTTGTAAATCTTAGTTATCTTGTCGACGAATGAGGCGAAGGTTCCGATAAGTCCGGCAACAATTTTGCCTAGGACTGTAAATGCCCCGCCAAGGATTTCACCTAATACGGGAGCCAAGGTATTACGGGTAAAGTTAGCAATATTCTTAATGAGGTTATAAAACGGCTGCAATTCGTCATTGTTCTCAGTTAATGAATTTTTGACTGAATCAAAAGCATTGCGAAGGCCTTGCAAAATTGGTTCAAACACTTTTACTACCGGCTGAAGTTTATCGCCGATATTGCTAGTAAATGCCTCGATGGCAGGGACTACCCGATTTACAATAAGTTCTACAAGAGGCGTGATGGCAGTAAGGATAAATGCGCCTACTGTTTCCTTGCCTTCGTCAAAGGCTATCTGCAACCTGGTTAATTTGCCTTGGAATGTATCTGCCTTGGCTGAAGCCTGATTTTCAAAAGTGTCTGCTAACTTGGCAGTAATTTCATCCATGCTCATGGTCTTAAGCTGAGCAGCTGTAAGGCCAATACCCAACTTAGCCAAAGATGCTGTCTGGCCTTCTGCTGCCTTAGCCATAGCATTGGTTACAGTCTCTAAGGACTTACCTGATCCTGCTGCTACATCGATGGCTACCGCTTGTAGCTTCTGCGCCTTAGTTAAATCTCCAGTAGCCCGAGCGAAACGCTCTAAGGATGGACGAAGCTCATCGTCGGTAATGCCTACGGCTAGTGAAGTCTTGGTTATGTAATCTTCAGTTGCCGTTATTTGGGCTTCTGTAGCCCCTGTAACGTTCTTTAAGGTGAGGGCTAACTTAGTCTGTGCAGCGGCATCTTCTATGGCTGCCTTGACCCCATCGACGGCTAATTTGCCTGCATAGGCTACGGCTGCTGCTCCAGCAGCTGCAAAGGCTAGCCCAGCCTTCTTGCCAAACTCTGAAACCTTATCGCCAAAGGTGGCAACGTCCTTATCGGCTGTCTTAAGGTTCTTGGTGAAGTTATCGACGTCGGCGAGTAGCTTGAGCGTTAATGCTCTTGTACCTGTTGCCATTAGCCCCACTCCTTCAATACTTTAGTAAATGATTCAGTCCATCTAGCAACTATCTCAGGTTGAATCCTGCGAAGTGTTGGATAAATAAACCAACCCTTAGAGCCTCGACCTTGACGGCCTGACCACACTGGGAATTGCTTGTACTTGTTAGATCCGAATTCTGAACCGCCCCAGATGTCTCGAGTAGTTGCCCCACCTGAAAACTTCTGAGATGCGAAGCCATAAGTAATCTCACCGATACGGCTGGACTTCTTAACCCTAGAACCATCTGCAATGCGTCCGGCTACTTTCCTACTTTGTAGGGATTTAGCGGTCTGGATTACTTCTGCTCTAGCGAATTCAGCCAAAGCGCCTGATTGGCGCTTGGCCTCATCGTTGGCTTCTTCACCCATATTCTTAAGCGCCTTGAACACTTGCCGCAGTTCAGTCTGGTCAAGTGCTACTAATTCACTTGCCATTGCGCTGCTCCAGTATCTCTATAGCTGTAAGAATATCCTCGGCAGTTTGCCAGTGATTCATAGGAATCTGTGTGGCTATTGCCAGTTCAACTAAGAGTCGGCTTACGCTTCCTCTTGGATGACTTTTGGGTCGCCTTCACCTACTTCGACGTCTGCGACTGATTCCATCCAGACCTCGAGTGGCTTGGTTGGCTTGCCGCCTGCTTCACGCTTCATGGCACTGTGAGCGACATAAAGAATGTCCCACATTCCGCCGAACTGAGAGATGACCTTTTTAGTTGTCATTTCCCAGCGGGCGTAATCTGGTGGACGAACCATGTAAGTGGTTTCTGATCCATCTATATATTTAATTGTTATTTGCTGTTGCATTGTTTGCTCCCGTTTCTATTGTTTAGCTAAATGTCTCTGTAACTGAACCTTGTGATACCTTGAAAGTAAAGTCTACAGTCTGAGCATCAGTTCCAGCGCCTCCAGCTGTTGGAAACTCTGGCTTGATTGGGAATGAGAATACCGCGCCAGTTGCAGCAGTAAGGCTAATTGTGATGTCTGTGTCCGGTGCTGTCTCTGCTGCTGTCCAAAGAGCTTCGCAGACTGAGTTAGCTTTGCCCCAGTCGGCTAGCATTGAAAGAGCAAAAGTGCCTTCAACGTTAACTGTCTTATAAGCTTCGCCATCAAGAGTCTGGTAAGTCTCACGAACGTTGGTCTTTGTAAGAACTGCTGAAGTTGCTTGCGCCTCGATATCTGTTCCACCTGTGAAAGATAGAGAAATATCGCGACCTGTGATTACTACAGTTGCCATATTATTTTCCTTTAGTTTGTTTGTGTATAGTAGGTAGAAACTCTGATATCTGCGACCAGCACGTTAGAAGGTCCGACTTGAGTTACTGTTGGTTTTTCAACCGCTCCGACTGTGTACCCTGCTGGGATCACCTTCAGAACACTTATGACGAGCTGCTCGAGGTTGTCGAGCGATGCAGGGTTGCTGTTATAGGCAACCGCTACTGAGATAACAAGATTGATTTTAATGTGCAGCGTTGAGCCGTTAATAGTCTCTAATTCCAGATAAGGAGAGTCCGGGACTGTGACCACAAATGGCACCATAGGAGCTTCTGGGACGTAGGCATAGACGTTGCCCGCTACGCTTGCAAAGGCTGTAGCTAGAGGCTGGCGAACTGTGTCGAGAATTGTGTTAGGCATTATTGCACCATTGAATCGGTGTCGATGTACGCCCCTAGTAGTCCTGATACGCGATTAAACAAGCTACGGCCTAAACGATAAGGGCTAACTTGGGTAAAGTCGATTCCCTCAATTTGTCCACCTGGAGCGATACGGGACTGGAATACTTCTACTGATACGGCTAGGACTGCTGATTCTACGGCGCTCACACCAACATAGGTTGAAGCTCCTGAAAGGGTAGCCAAGCCTGAAGGGATTACTTTCCGATAGTTAACATCAGCGTTTGTAATGGCTACTGTGAAATAGCCTGTAAATTCTGCATAAACTGCATCTACGAAGATGCGAGAATCTGATCTAGAGATAAATCCTTCTGCATCGATGTTGCTAGATTCTAGAATTGTGAAAGTTCCGTTAAATGGGGAGCCGCATCCTGTGATGACTACGCTCTGACCCGCTGTAAAGTTATTGTCGCCAAGTACGCGATATGTCGCGATATTGCTTTCAAGCTCTACTGATGAAATTGGTGATGCGTATTTAACCAGCATAGGCAAGATTACGGCCTCAGCGGTATCTATTACATCGGTTAGATATGCGTCATTGTAAAGGGATGTAGAGACGCCAAGGATTGACCTTAGTTCTGCCACTGTAACGATTGAAGCCATCTCTACATCCTCTCTATTAAACGACTGGGGGAGCCACCGGGAGCAG